TACTTTAGGCTGATAGACTTTATAGATCTGTCCATCTGACCTTGTATAACCATATATATAGTGACCTTTAATAGTTAACTCATCTACTAGTCCTTCATCATCTTTCTCCATCTTGTAGAATTCTAATGGAACTACATTGTATTCTGTAAGAGTATCAGAATCTATTCCATACCTTGACCAGAACTCGGCATCTAAATTAGTCCACTGTCTAGCAGAGTAATAAGATACTTTATAGGATGCCTGTTTCTTAAACGCGCTTACAGAATATTCTCCGTCGTTCTTCAGTAGGAATTCATTATAGTCTTCTGTTATCTTTCTTATGGACTCATAGTATTCTAGATTAAACATCTTAGATACCAAGCTCACATGATTACCACCGTTACCAGTAGAAAAATCTTTATATCGATAACCAGAATCATTATAATAAATACAGAAGCTCGGAGTACGTTCTTCAGGATTGAATAAAGATTTAATCTTTACAGTTTGACCAGTTAACTTCTCCTCTAATCTACAATAAAACTCGAATGCCCATACTGCTGGCACATCCGCTATGTCAGATATTAAAAATCTAGTACTAATCATAACAGTAAAATTAAGGGGGAATATTTCTACTCCCCCTTGGTAATTTTATTTATAATTCAAAGTCTCCAGCTACATTACCTGTAGTAGGGGTTGCATCTCCGAATGATTGAACAACATCAGTCTTGCTCTTCTTGATGTGAACATCATTATTAAACTTAACTACTTTGCTCAACGCTTCTTCAACGTCTGCTGACTCGTAAGCTAGTCCTTCTTTAGACCACTTTGGTAAATACAAATCATGGTTAGTATAACCCTGCTTGTTTTGATATTCACGGCCTGCTACACAAGCGCGTAAATACTTACCAGTAAATGGCTTATCAGCATTGAGCTGACTTACTAAAGACTGAATAGTATCATGTTTATTATCTTGGCTTTCTAACCAAGACTGCATGCTCAAAGCCTTACAGATATTGTTAACAGCTTTCAGGATCTCATCATCACGTTTAATAATAATACCTGATTTAGTTTCGCCATCAGCATAAGGAAATTCCGAGAAACGAATGCGACCAACTTGACCTTTGAAACGACCCTGTGTAGGATCATCCTTGTCAATAAAGAAACCTTCGAAGTCTTCTCCCATATCAGGACCTTCTACATTAAGGTTCATATTATAAGCACCTTTCTTGTAAGGTACCTCGTCTAAGACGATACTGTTAATCTTAAACGTATGGACGCCCGGCGCCAATGTTTTTGGAACAGAGCTACCGCCGCTGCCCGAGTCGATGTTTTTTGTACTAATCATTTTTTTAATTATTAATCTATGAATACTTTATCCCAGCTTACTACTACCTTCTCATCTACAAGTTCAGAGAGTTCAATCTCTTGGTTACGTAGATGTTCAGGTCTTGCACCACATGATATCTCATCAGTAGTTTTAAAACTTAGTATGTTCTTATTACCACGACGGAACAAATAACCAATTGCATCGGAGTTAGAACTAGCGATACGCTTAAGCTTACCGGTTAAATCTAAATCTAAAGAATTGAAATCGTTACCATTCTTTTCTAATAAGGTATCCTTAACGTGACCTACAAGTATAGTTCTCGGTGCCCAAGTCTTGATGTAATCAATAACTTTTGTGAATGCCTCCCTTAACCAGGGATATCCTGCACCATTCGGTAGGTTAAGAATGCTACCATATTTAGCCTTTCCTTCGGTAGGCCAACCTTTACCCATAGGGGATTTTGAGTATAAGAGTTCGGCATAAGGGATACACATCTCTTCTAATGCAGTGATGGTATCTACAGCAACATATTCATAGGGGTTACCTGCTTCAGCAATTGCTTTACCGATATGCTTAATCTCTTCTACACTACTAGCCTTAATCTTTAGAGCGTCTACATAGTCGCTACCATTCTCAAGATCTAGTATCAAACAGTTATCTAGTTGCGAAAGCACAGTAGTCTTACCGGCCTTTGGCTTACTAAATATAATCAGGTTCTTCGGACTTTTACAAGTCGCAGCAACCTTACTTGTAGGCAGTTGAATCTCCATGTTATTTAATTAAATCGTTTAACCATTTCTTTCTACTAACAGGTTGCTTCAACATGATAGCGGCTAAATCTCTAATAGTTATCTGATCTAACGGAGCGTCCTGATCAGGATCCATTATGTCATCGAAGCCATCAAAAGATAAAAGAAACTGCTTCATCTTAGAAGTTTCCTCTACTGCAATCTCTACCTTACTTAATTCAGCAACAGGTACTAGATATCTTTCGCTGATTCCTTCGAGCTCACTTTCGATTGACTCGTATTCATCTGCGAAGAAAGGATTATACTTCCACTTATAAAGAGTTCTGTTTGCATCTTCGCATTCCATCTCACGACTTACGAACTCTAAATAAAGATCCTGTTTCATCTTCAACTGACTTGGAAATAAAGCAATGTGCTTGCTGTCTTTACCAATCGGTTTGTAGGCTAACGTAGGAACGTATACCGCATCTGGTATACCTAACTTTTCAAAAACTTCTTGGTGAAATTCTCGGAGCTCTTTAGTACGAGCTCTTCTGTCTAACTTTTCTGTGGTTTTAATAGCCATTTTTACCTTGTATTAATTCGTTTTTCTTGTGTTGGAGGAGCAGGTATTTCTACTACCCTCATCTTTTCGAATTCGCATTTAAAGAAACTCATTCTAGTATCACCATTCCTACATTTGAGGAAGTGCATTACCATAATGTTTTCATCGTTAATAATATACCTATCAGGACCATAGTAGCGAACCTTAAAATATCCCGGTCTGTTAAGACCAACAAGTATATCCGAATGCTGTAATAATGCATCGGCGCCCATCAAATCTGAAGTAAGGATGTAGTTTCCAGCTCTACCATCTTCATTTCTTTCTGGGGTATCGATGTTTCTATTAAGCTGACTTAGTATGATAAAGGAAACAGGATACTTTCTCTTTAGCTCAGTAAGCATCTCTGCTAAATTATAGAGCATCTCATGTTTATCTTTCTCAAACGGCGCTAACTTAACAAGGTAGGAGTGGTCAAGGGTTACAATCGTATTAGTATATGTAGGAAACTCCCCCTCACGGTTCATGTGTTCTTCCATATACATATCAATAATAGACCTTATCTCTAATACTGTTCTCGGTTTCTCGACAACATCTATAGGATACCCTACTCTCTGTTTTGCATAATCATAGCATGCTTGTAAATCTGCATCGGCTAACTCTCCATTAGCGCTACACAGATATTTGTACGACTTACCAACGACACTAGAGAATTCTCTTAAGGCGGTAACACGGCCGATCATTTCGAATTGAAATTCTAAAACTCTAAAGGCTTCTCCCTTATTCAGGACGAATGCACTGTTAATGATATTGTCTTTAACCAGAGTTTTACCTGCGCCTGACCTACCTGCGATCACTGTTAATGTGTTCCATTCTATACCGTCAGTACCCGCATCATTAAACTTTTCCCAGGGAGTCTTGATGCTTTTTATAACACCTTCCTTCCTACCCTTCATATAATGTAGAGCTTGGACAAAGCCATCTTTCTGCCCCTTCCAGGGCTTAGCGATTTCTGACATGTAATTGGTAATTAAGTCCTACTAGATCCTAAGACTTTTCGGGTAGTAAAGTTATAAATTTTATCCGATGTAAAAAATATAAATTCTAAAACTAATGAACATAAATAAGATATATGTCCTATAAATGTGTCAATAAGTAACCAACAAATAAGCGATAGGCTTACACCTAAAACAATCTTAAACATAATTCTTTCGAACTTACTAATTTCTCTCATACTACTCTTTCTTTTATGTAATTATCATCATCTTTATAACCACCATTCAGTATTATCTCACAGAAAGATGCTAACTCTGAGTCCCAAGTTTTATCTATACTCTGTTTACGAATAAAGTATTGGGAGTTCTTCATATACATGTACTTATTCTGTTCATACGAATCAACGTAATAGGCGGTAGCTTTCAGTATAGTATCCCAACTATAATCATAATTCTTAAAGAACCATTCGAAGCTTTTCTTCAAATCATTCTTAGGTAATCTTGCTGCCTTACCACTAGGTAACTTACCCTTAGGAAACATCTCAAGATACTGAACTACTAGATCATCATCGGTAACTACAATAGTCTTAACAGAAGCTCTCATGTTACCAAATACTGCTGTAGCATCATCAATAATTTTATTGCCTGCGTCAGTAAGCATACCCTTCTTAGCATCTTCTATAAGATTTAAGTCAGCGAGTAATCTTAACTC